GGAGACAACTCATTTTGTGGGTTGTCTTTTTTGATTATGCAATGAAGGAGGTGGACATATTGGGCTAAATCAACGACAAAAACTATTTGCTAGCGAATACATCAAGCTAGGGAATGGCACACAGGCAGCGATCAATGCTGGGTATAGCGAAAGAACAGCAAGCTCCCAGAGTGAAAGACTGTTGAGAAATGTTGAGATTAAACGCTTTATCCAAGCCGAAGTTGAAAAAATGCACGATGAGAACATCATGGATGCTAAAGAAGCCTTGTCCATCCTATCCGACATTGCTAGAGGGAAACGAGACGAAGAAGTCTTGATGATGAATCCGCTGACCGGCGAAGTTGAAAGGTTGATGAAAAAGGCTGACAACAATACAGTTATCAAGGCGATTGTTGAAATCTTGAAACGTTATCCAACGGCTAAACAGTCCGAGAAATTGGAGCTTGAAATTAGAAAGCTAAGAGAACAGTTAGACAGCGGTGTTGAAGGCACAATGAACCTCAACATTGTCAACGCATGGGAGGATATCCCAGATGGCAACGATTGATATTCAGAAAAACGTAAACCCGCATTTCAAATCGGTTTGGCAGTCTCAAAAGCCTTACAACGTGCTAAAGGGTGGGCGGAACTCTTTCAAGTCATCCGTAATCGTGCTAAAGCTAGTCTACATGATGATTAAATACATCATGAGGGGCGAAAAAGCTAACGTGGTAGTCATTCGGAAAGTAGCTAATACAATCCGTGACAGCGTCTTTAATAAGGTTCAATGGGCCATTAGTCTATTTGGTCTGGATAACCAGTTTAGAGCTACTGTGAGCCCATTTAAGATTGTTCACAAGCGTACTGGTTCGACATTCTATTTCTACGGCCAAGACGATTTCCAAAAGCTGAAATCAAATGACATTGGTAACATCATAGCGGTTTGGTACGAGGAAGCGGCTGAGTTTAACGACGCTGAGGACTTCGACCAGTCCAACGTCACATTTATGCGGCAGAAACATGAGAAAGCCCCGTTTGTGCAGTTCTTTTGGTCTTACAACCCACCTCGTAACCCTTATAGTTGGATAAACGAATGGTTTGAGGACATCAAGACTAACGACAACTATCTAGCTCACTCAAGCACCTATCTTGACGATAAGTTAGGGTTTGTTACTGAACAAATGCTGGAAGATATCGAACGCATTAAGCAGAATGATTATGATTATTACCGCTACTTGTATTTAGGTGAAGCGGTTGGTCTTGGTAATCAGGTCTATAACATGAGTGCATTCCACGCTATCGACAGCTTGCCAACAGACGATAGACTTATCGGAATATCTTTTGCAATGGATACAGGGCACCAACAATCAGCTACAGCTTGCGGTGCTTTTGGGTTGACTGCAAAAGGCAATGTGATTCTGTTAGATACATTCTATTACAGCCCAGCGGGGCAAGTTATCAAGAAGGCACCGAGCGAATTAACTGTTATGATCAGTAATTTCATTGACAAGGTGCTTAAACAGTACCGAGTGCCAAAGCTACGCATGACCATCGATAGTGCTGAAGGCGCTTTGAGAAACCAATACTTCAAAGACTTTGGCGAACGATGGCATCCGGTAGCTAAGAAGAAGAATCAAACCATGATAGACATGGTTATTAGTCTGTTAGCAGAGGGACGGTTCTATTACCTCGACATTCCAGCTAACAAGATATTCTATGAGGAACACAAGATGTATCGCTACGACGAAAAGACGATACACACTGACGATCCTAAAGTTATCAAAGAGGATGACCACTGTTGTGACTCCATGAAATATTTCGTACTGGATAACGCAAGAGAACTAGATTTGAAGGCTTAAAGGAGCTACTAATGGGAATCATACAGACCATTAAGAACATTTTCAAAAGGAGTAATTACGTGATAACTAATCAAAGTCTAAACAGTATCACAGACCATCCTAAAATCGCTATATCACCAGAAGAATACAGTCGTATCATGGACAATCTACGCTATTTCGCAGGTAGTTTTGACCGTGTGAGCTATCGAGATAGCAATGGAACAGATTTGAAGCGTGATTTCAACCACTTACCTATTGGACGGACGGCATCGAAGAAGGTTGCTAGTCTTGTATTCAACGAACAAGCTAAGATTCAAGTTGATAACGAAACAGCTAACGAATTTATCAATGAAACGCTTAAAACCGACAGATTTAGCAAGAATTTTGAACGCTATTTAGAGTCTTGTTTAGCTCTTGGTGGCCTTGCTATGCGTCCTTACGTTGATGAAGACCGTGTCAGAGTGTCATTCGTGCAAGCACCAGTATTCTTGCCACTGCAATCAAACACGCAAGATGTATCGAGTGCTGCAATCGTGACTAAAACACTTAAGACGGAAGGTCAGAAGACTAAATACTATAGTCTGATTGAGTTTCATGAGTGGACTAAGGACAGTTATACAATCACTAACGAGCTATACGAGTCAGAATCTAAAACTCGTATCGGTCAACGTGTCCCTCTATCAATGCTCTATGAGGATTTGGAAGAGACTGTGACGCTCAACGGACTTACAAGACCGCTATTTACGTATCTTAAACCTCCGGGCATGAATAATAAGGACATCAACAGTCCTTTGGGCTTGTCTATCTTCGACAATGCTAAGACTACAATGGACTTCATCAATACCACTTATGACGAGTTTATGTGGGAAGTCAAAATGGGTCAGCGTCGAGTGGCAGTGCCTACTCAAATGATTAACACACAATTTGACGCAAGCGGTGAGAAGGTTGTCGTTAAACGTGAGTTTGAGACAGGTCATAATATCTATGAGCAATTCGATAGCGGTGATATGGATAAGGGTATCGGTATTACTGACCTTACCACTGATATTCGTTCAGACGATTACATCAAGGCTATCAACAAAGGATTGAGCCTATTTGAGATGCAGCTAGGTGTGTCTGCTGGTATGTTTAGTTTCGATGGTAAGTCTATGAAGACTGCTACAGAGGTAGTTTCAGAGCAATCAGACACGTATCAAATGCGGAACTCTATTGCTACTCTAGTAGAGCAATCATTGAAAGAACTTGTAATCTCAATCCTTGAGCTTGCTAAAATCTACAATCTCTATACTGGTGAAATTCCAACGATGGATGAAATCAGCGTGGATTTAGACGACGGTGTATTTACTGATCGTAACGCTGAGTTCGATTACTGGTCTAAGATGGTAGCGTCTGGATTCGCACCGAAGGTTATGGCCATTGAAAAAACTCTCAACGTTACCGAGGAACAAGCACAAGAAATTTACCAAGCTATTAATGATGAGACTATGGTAAGCGCTGATAGTTTTAGGACAAGCGACGAGGTCGACATATACGGGGAGTGATAGGCTATGGCTAAGAAAAAGCGTATCAAACTAAACGACCAGCAATTAATGTTGATGGCTGATAATGTTTCAGATATCTACCGTCAATTATGTAATGACCTGTTTGATAACGTTGTGGAACGACTGCATGAACGAGGGACTTATTACCTTGACCAACAGCCTTATCTTTGGCAACTAGAGAAAATGGCTGATGTCGGTATGTTGAACAATCACAATATCAAACTCATTGCTGAATATTCTGGCATTGCCGAGAAACAAATTAGATACATCATCGAGAATGAGGGTTATCAAGTCTATAAGGACACTCACGCTCAATTAAATTCTAACGCTTATAACTATAAGGTGATGAAAGACCTTATCAGCTACTCTAATCAAGCTATTCATGATGTCCATAACCTTATCAATACGACCTTACCAAAGAGCGTGCAAGCTACTTACAAGGATATTATCGAGACTACCGTAGCAAAGGTAATCACTGGTATGGCAACCCCTCAGAAAGCCCTTGATGAAACGATAATGAAGTTTCAAGAGCGTGGTTTCTATGGCTATACTGACAGAGCTGGACGAAGACAGAGGGCTGATGCTTACGCTAGGACAGTCATTAAAACGACTGCTAGACGTACATTCAATGAAATGCGAATGAGACCAGCTCAAGAGCTTGGTATTGATACATTCTATTATTCAATCAAAGCAGCAGCAAGGGAAATGTGTGCACCGCTACAGAATCAGATAGTTACCACAGGGCGAGCTAGGACTGAAGAAGGTGTTAAGATATTTGCTCTTGATGATTATGGCTATGGTAAGCCCGGAGGATGTCAAGGTGTAAACTGTGGGCACACCATGACTCCTTTCATTCCCGGTGTCAATTACATGCCAGACATTGATGACGATTTAAAGAATCTCACTGAGAAACAAGCTATCGAGAATGCTAATGTTCAGAGCAAGCAACGAGCCATAGAAAGAACAATCAGAAGCACTAAGGAGCGTCTACACGTTGCCGAAGTTATGAACAATGATGAATTAACCAGCAAATACAAAACAAGGCTTACAGAGCAGAAGAGAGCCTTGAAATCGTATGTTGATAAATACCCATTCTTGTATCGAGATAGAGAGCGTGAGAGATACCACGACGACCCACTGGCAAAAACTCGTGAAGCTATTAGACAACGGGAT